TAAGTCAGGTTTCTTAGATTCGCCCAATCCTTAAAGTTTTGCAGTGAAACGTAAGTGTTCGCACCGCTGACGACCGACCCATCCTCAATAACGAGGCTCATTTTTTCACCTCGTATCCATTAGAGCGGTAAACATCGACCATACAAGGATCGACTTTGACGACTTTACCCTCGCCATTGACCATTGTGACTAGGTTTGGATTTTCGTCTTCTGCGACTTTTTTGGTTTTCGATTCAGCCATTTCTCATTCCTTTAGTTGAACCGACTCGGGCGAACTAGCAGAACTCCGCGAATCGGCTCAAGTAAAACGGGGGACAAGCCCCCGTATAGTTTTAGCCTAGCAGAGTTGCGATGAAATCTGATTTCCAGCACTTCACGCCGAATGCTACTGCGACTTCGATCATGGCCTTACGATAACCCTTATAGAATCGAACTTCATACACGATTCCGCTATTCGGGTCTTGAACCGTGATTGCATCATCAGCATTATCACCACCTTCTGGCACTGCCGGAGCGCGAACAGCGAGTTCGATCGCACGACGATGGAATGCCATGTTCCCAGTGTAATCGTTGCCGATTGTCATCTCAGTCGTATCAGCTACGGTTGACCTGATTCCCGGCGCGCCGATCACGATATCGCCACTCGTCGCAGTTAAGCCGGTATTGACGACATACTTGTTCACAGAGTCACCAGCAAACGTCACAATATCACCAGCAGTGATACCTGTCGTGTTGACTGTACCGCCGTCAAGAGTCAGGGTTGTTTCCCCAACGACTTCGCCTGATCCGTTGTTGATGTCGTAGCCTGTACCCGCACCTTTCGTATGCGATTGGACTTGTGCCGACTCACGCACCGCCAATCCTTGCAGATCGAGCAAAGTACCTTGACGTAACAGCGTATCGTTTCCAGCCTGATTGACTGATTGCAATGTTGAGAGTTGACGCAGATTTGTTCCGGCTAAGGTATTTAAGACCAGACTAGCCTGACCGTCATTTGGCGGCATTCCGTTATCGACCAGAATCTGTCGTATTTCTGCAACTTCATCAAAGTTTGATCCAAACGGTGTTGTGCCAGCCGTACCAAATGCTCTAGAAGCCGAGTTTTTTGCTTGTGTAGCAATCTCAACTTCCATCTCATTGGTCAAAGCTCTCATAGCTTGAGCGATCATGTCACCATATACGGTGTCGTACCCAACACCATTGTTCAAGTGCAGGACATCTTCACCAGTGAACGGGATTTGAACAGCGCGAGACTTGTTGATGGTCAGAGTTTTGTTATCAACCGTCTGATCGGTTCCCTGAGGGATCGTCATAGATTCTGTGACATCACCGACAGTCGATTCGCGTGTAAATGCGGCTCGTACTACGTCACCTTTTGCGGCACGCTCTGAGCCATTTGCGTTGATTGTGACAGCAGGAATAAAGCCAACTAGCTCCCGTCCTACCACATCAGCCGCGACATAAATATCTGCGGCGAGGTCTGTTAATACGTTAGCCATGTTGGGCTACTCCTTTCATTCGTTTACAATTTTACCTTTGCCACGAACGAATAAAGCTCTGTCTTTTTGCGACAATTCATCGAACTGGCTTCGGCTCATTTCCTTAACTTCAACACTAGCCCCGCCAATGCTTCGGGTAGCCCCACCACCCTGCGCTTGAATGCCATCAACTAAGAAAGAATATTCAGTCTTAATTTTAGCACTCAGGTCATCCAAAGATGACACCGTTAACTGACCATTATCATCAGTCACTCGGATTTCATTATCTACAAGGGTCAGCCTCTGGCTGATCTCCTTTTCTAGGATTTTCGCCTTCTGTACGTCCTTTGTCAACGTACCAGCAATCCGCAACGCCTCAGACTTGATGGTCTGTTGTTGCTGGCTCTGAATCATCTCATTGAGCCGTAAGTTGATCGATTCATTTTCGGCTTTTTGGCTTTCATAGAGTTCTTTGTATTGGCCGTTTTCTTGGGCTTGCCTTTCTTTTTCATCGCGTGCTTGGGCATCTGCTTTCTCCTTTGCTTTTTGAATCGCTTTCTTTTCAGCTAACAATTCATCGTTTTTGGATTTGAGACCAGCGATCTCTTGATCTAACCTTTCTTGGACTTTTGCCTCAATCGTTGACTCAATTTCGGTCTGTAGTTTTTCCTTGTCAGCGTCTTCGATCTGAAGGTCTTTCAATGTTTCCATGCGTCACCTCTAGTTTGCGTGGTTGTGGCTCTGCCACGTTATAAATCTATGCCTTGTCCGATCAAGGTAAATATTTCACCATAATCAGCTTGAATGTCTTCTGGGAGCTTTGACACAAGACCCCGAATAACATCTAAATCTTCATTGCTGATATTATCAGATTTATCTAAAATCTCTCTAATCTCAGTAATGATACTCTGTTGTTCACTTGTAAGCATTTGCAATCATATCCTCTATCAACTCAATAAATTTGGGACTGCATCGTTGCCTTTGCCCGCAAAAATAAGCACTGAAGTTTTCAGCAAACCATTCGACTGTCTTTGTTTCTCCATATTGGCTTGGTGATGTTTGTTGTAACTCCTTGCGCGAACTCTTCCACAATTTATTCATGCGCTGTTCTATCGGGCTGAAGTTATTCCACTCGCGTGTTGCTAATCTTTCATTAAATTTGGTAGGGCTGAACTTGTAGGTCTGGTGAACATGATGAGCAAACTCATGAATCATCGTTGATCTGTAGGTGTCGAATCGTGTTTCCTGATAACTTGCGACACTCCACGGTTTGTTTTCTGCATCTCCTTGGTTCCATGCAGATCGGTTTGTTGCCAACTTACGTCCTGCTGTATCATCGGTAGCGAGTCCGGACACTCTTCGACCCATGAGTTTCTGATTGATCGATAAGGTTGCGTCACCCATTGAGGCGTTGACTCGTGTTCCTCGTCTGGTTTGGATCCCCCTAAGTTTAGGTATGTTGAACAATCGAGATAGACTGTCGAAATCTTCTAAACAAGCCTCAGTAGCGACTGCGATATCGTCATCAAATCGAGAAACGGAACCCCAATTCTTTTTACCTGAGTATCGCGTATCTGAATACTGTCTAGGATCTGCATTGCCTTCTTCCACATATGCCTTAAGACGTTTTCTTGCTTCTTTTGGTGTCTTAAATTGAATCTCTGATGTCGGTCTGAAAGTATATGTCGGTGCTTCTGGGTCTGGCAATGTCGGTCTGATTGCTTGTTGGATCGTGGTTTGATTGAATGTGATATCTCTATCTCTTAACTCTTGCAGTGTCAGAGTCCGACCATCGCTGTCGATGAATCGTGACAGCGGCAAACGCTGTTGAGCGAACAAGCGTTGACGCTCTTTGCCAAGCACCTCAATCTGAAACTCCTTGGACTGCTTCCTTAACCATTGCTCATAATTGAGTTTTGCGCTGACCACCCCACGCCCTGACGATCCGACTGCACCTCTCTGACCCTCAACATCAAGTTCAAATTCTTTCTTGACCTTGGGGACAATGGTAGAACGACAGCCAAAGTGGGCTGGCGGCTTCGGTGATCTCTCAGGATTATCGGATATCGGATAGATCAAACCGTCTCGACTCATACAAATGAACGTAGTACGGCTATCGAGAGTGGCGACCCATTGGTATCCTTCAAGAATATCAGCGTTTTCTTTGAGTGTTTCGTTTCTCGCTTGCACTGCTAGATGGTTAGTCCCTGTCCTAATCAACGTTTTGACCTGATCTTTCTTCAGGCTGACATGATCTTTGATGTCATTCACGATTTGCGGAGATGTGCGACCTAGTGCAAACCCATCGCGCAAGACTTGCAAGAATTGGCCTTGCGCTTGCTGACCAAAGGCACTGATCAACTGACCAAAAGATTTAGCAGATCGACCGGGCTGTAAAGCCATGACATCAGTGAGGTATGCAGATCGGAGTTGTACAGGGTTTGGTAGATCAAAATCGACTCCAGTAGCTTGCGAAAACGCCGCTGTACTGAACTCTGACTCGTATTGAATAAATTCGTTTGCAAAATCTTCTGTTGAGACTCCAATCTCTTGGTACACCTCAGCGGCATAAAGTTTGAGATCATTGAGGATTCGTTGGTAGCGGAACTGCTGGAACTCAGTCAAATCGCCTTCTAACTTGCGTTCAACTTCAGCGATTAATTTTTCTAGCTCAATTCCTGCTTTATTAACTTGACCACCAGCAAGACGTTGGATGAATATTTGATGTCGAGTAAGCGTGTCGAACAGATCGTCGGACACATTAGCTCCATTTCACTTTGTCTGCCCAGAATGCGGCTGACATCTTACCCTTTGCTATGTTTTTGGCGTGTCTGGCCTTAAATGCCTTGCGTTTTGCTTTCATGGCTTCTGATTCTCCGGCCTTGGGCGCGCCAGAAGTCTTTGCACCTTGCTGACCGAATCGAATCAGTTTTACCTTGTCGCCTTCTTTTGCAAGCACGACATGGGACTTCTCTGGATGTCGGGGTGTTCTCTTAGGCTTGTTAAAGCCTTCAAGATTGAATCTTTCAAGTCTAGGATCTTTCGCCATTACCTTTTTGCTCGTTTCTTGGCGGTTGCTGATAGCTCGCTCATGTGGAAAAGATATTTACTTGTGCTTGTATGCCTAGCTCCTGACATTAGCCGACCTGATGCATCCTTATGAGTCTTGCCTGTAAACGGCTTACCGTCCCGAAAATAGTGCTTCACTCCTGCAACCATTACTTTCTCCTTTTTCTGACCTTGCGTAAGTCTGCCGCTGTAATCTTGTCCCGTGGCGGTGCAACCCTAGCCAATCGCTTTTGCTTTGCGGAATATGATTTGTTACCTCTAGGCTTTGGCATCACTTCTTCGCCTTCTTTGCTTTGCGGAACTTTTGAATCGCTTCCCATTGCTTAGAATCGACTGATCGAGCCTTACCACCTGTCAGGACTGAGTTGACTCGTGCCATTGCCCATTGGCTAACTGAGACTCCAGGTCTGCGTCCTGATCCGACTGCGGCTCCAACTCCCTTGTCATAAATCTGCTTGAGTGCCGAGTACGGTGCATTCGCTTTCTTCGCTTTATTCTGAAGAGCCTTCTTTGTGCGTTCATTTATTTTTACCGACATTGAAACGCCTCCGAAATGCTTTTGTGTATGGTGATTCTGGTGTCTTCTTGCGCTTACCTTTTGAGTCCTTGTCGCCAGCCAACTCGCCTAGTAATCGACCTTCTTTCTGCATTCTCTCCAACTGAGCAAGTCGTTTGCGTCTAACCTCACCTGTCAACCCTGCGAGATACTTGGCTGGAATCTTGCGACCTGACTTTGTAGTGACCTTCCTAACCATTGACAACCTCTAGTGCCATAGGTGCTGAAACACCTCGCTCATCTTGCACCTCTTCTAGCGTTCTTTCTGGTGCGATTACGCCAGCCGCTTTCAAT